CCCAATGTTTATACTGGACTGGACCTCCAGGCATGTTATTCTATATATTCGGAAGTAGTTTGTGCTCCAAATATAGAACCATTCGCTCAAGGAAACCCCGAAGATATAAGGAATTCGGGCATATATAATGGCATATTTCCTGTTGGTAATCCTTGTGTTGGTTGTGAGGGTCAAAAGATGGTGGTTTGTGTTGACAACGTAGAACCTGAACAGTGGCGTGGCCCTTGGGATGATGAATCTGGAAAAATATATCCCATAGATGCAAACCCCAACTGGATTCCAGTAAGAAGAAAAGCTAAAGAATGGCAAAGTAAATATCCAGATCAAGAAGGTGTTTATAAGGATGGTTATGTAACACCTAGCGGCTTAGGAGGATTCTAAATTGAGTAAAAAAAGATATCCTAAATCTTCAATAGTTGATGCTTCTATTGAAAGAGGGCCAGCATATATAAGCTGGGAAGATGAAGAAAATAGAGAACTTGCTTTTAGCTCTTATACAAAAGCTATTCAGGAAGTTTCAGATATATCAGTACAAAGAGCAGAGGCTTCACAAAGAAGGGACTTTAGTGGCCTTACCTCTTATGCTGATGGTAAACCCGCATTAAATAGTAGTGATTTTGATTGGTTTAGACCGGGTCAAGCTGCACCAACAAGACCTAAAGATATTATTGCTTTCGGAAGATATGCTTATAGAAGAATTGGTTTAGTTCATAATTCTATTGATTTAATGGGTGATTTTGCTTCACAAGGAGTTAGAGTAGTTCATCCTAATAAGCGTATAGAAAGGTTTATGCAGGATTGGTTTAAAGAGGTTAATGGCAGTCAAGTTTCAGAGCGTTTAAGCAATCTTCTCTTTAGAGAAGCGAACGTGCCTATTCGCTGGTATACTGCAAAAGTAAATAAAAGCAAGCGAAATGAAATGCAGAAGGCTATTGGTAGCGATATGCAGTTCAATATAGATGATCCTATTTTTCAAAAAAATGAGATTCCTTGGAGATATACTTTTATTGATCCTCTTTTAGTAGAACCTGTTGGTGGACCTCTTTATAATCTTTCAAACAAAAAGGTTTTAGAGCTAAATGTTCCTCTTAGTCTTAAAAATCAAATATCTAAATTAGCTCAATCGAACGATCCAGAAGCTAGAAAAGTATTAGATACTATATCTCCTGATATTATTAAGGCAGCTAATGGTAACGGCAAGGTAATCTTACCTCCAGAAAAGACAGATATTTTCTACTATAAAAAAGACGATTTTCAAACTTGGGCTGATCCTATCACCTATGCTGCTTTCGAGCCTCTTAATCTTTATCAAAGACTTCAACTAGCAGATAAGGCTGCTTTGGATGGAGCAATGAATAAGATTAGGGTTTGGAAAATTGGTAGTCTAGAACATAAACTAGCACCAACTCCAGAAGCTTCATCTACTCTAGCAGACATGCTTGGGGCCAATGTCGGTGGTGGAACGGTTGATGTAATTTGGGGACCGGATATTGAATTACTGGAAACCGGTAGCGATATACAAAAGTATCTTGGAGAAGAAAAATACAAGCCTACTCTTATGGCTATTTACGCAACCCTTGGAATTCCTCCGACTTTGACTGGTACTTTTGGTGCTGGTGGTACTACTAATAATTTTATATCTCTTAAAACTTTAGTAGAGAGATTAGATTATGTTCGTAGTATAGTGATAAGATTTTGGGAGAATCAATTAAAGTTAGTACAAAAGGCTATGGGTTTTAGAACTCCTGCCAGTGTTGAATTTGATATTATGTATTTGGATGATCCAGCTTCTATGTATACTTTACTTATGAATATGGCTGATAGAAATCTTGTTAGCGACGAGTTTGTTCAGAGAAATGTCAAGGCAAATCCTGATCTTGAAAGTAGAAGAATCAAGAAAGAATGGAAAGATAGAGAGAAGTCAGACATGGAAAAAATTAGTCCTTATCATCAAGTAGATCAAGATTACGGTTTGAAAAAGATAGCCCTTCAGACAGGAGTTAGTTCTCCTTCAGAGGTTGGACTAGAGCTTGACGAAAAGAAAGAGGGTGAAAATTCTTTAGTTGATATCAAGCAAAAGCAAGCTAAAGAGAAACAGGGCAATAGACAACCGCTAATTGATAATAAAAAGACTGGTGAGCCTGGAAGACCTGATAATGTTCCTGAGACCCAGAAAAGAGATCAGAAGCAATTTAAACCTAGACTGAAAGCTTCAACTTTATTATGGGCAAAGAAAGCCCAAGAAGCTATCTCAGAAGAGATAAACCCTGCTATCTTAAATCATTACGGTAAATCCTCTATTAGAAATTTGACTTCTCAAGAGTTTTTAGACCTAGAACAAGCAAAATTTGAAATTTTGTGTAATCTAAGGGTAGGAGATGATATTTCTTCTAATTCTGTAGCAAAAGCTGCACAAAACCCAGACAGTAGTATTCATGATAAATTCAATACTTGGATGGGTGGGGATGGAATAGAGCTATCTAAGCTAACTATTCAAGAAGTAAGAGATATGCGTATTTCTTTTTATGCAGAAAATATAGGGAAATAAAATGAAAATCTATGATATAGAAAAAGAATGTGGCTTAGAGGAAGCTATCGCTAATGCTTCTGTTTCTTTTGAGACAGAATTAATTAATGATTCTAAGACAAAAGATTACGCTTCTGCTTGGCTTGCTGAAAAGAATTTAGCAGAAGCCCATATAAACGATGACGATCTATACAGAGTATACTCTATCCTTGTAACATCTTCTTGGAATAAGAATGATGATATTTTTTCACCAGAAGAAGTATGGGCAGCTAGAGATACCCCTGTTTTTAAACCAACCAACTTAGAGCATGATGAAAAGCAAATGGTTGGTGCTATGGTTGATAGCTGGGCTGTAGACGATGAATTTAATCTTATAGCTAGTGAAACTGACCCAAGTGATTTACCAGATCAGTTTCACATTTTGGCTTCTTCTGTAATATACAGACAGTGGCAAGACCCTGAGTTAAAAAGCAGGGCAGAAACTTTAATATCAGAAATAGAAGACGGTACTAAATATGTTTCTATGGAATGTATATTTAGAGGTTTTGATTATGGTATTAAAAAGCCAGATGGTAGCAATCATGTTTTGGCTAGAGATCAAGATACAGCTTTCTTAACACAACATCTAAGAGCTTATGGGGGAGATGGTATTTACCAAGATCATAAGATAGGTAGGGTATTAAGACAGATTACATTTAGTGGAAAAGGTTTTGTTGATAAGCCAGCTAATCCCGAAAGCATTATATTTGGAAGAGACACTATCTTTTCTTTTGCTGGTGCTAAAAATAGCGAAAAGTTTGATTTTTCAAAAAATGGTGTAAAAGATATAGAGAAGCAACTTTTATGTAGAAGTAATATCTCAACTAAGGAGAATAATGATATGTCCGATGTTTTAAATGAACAAATTAAAGAATTGAAAGCTTCCTTGGCTTCCTTAACGGAAGACAATAAGGCTCTTAATGATAAATTAGCAGAAGCTAATGTATCTCAATATGAAAACAAGATTGCTAAACTTGATGCAACTGTCGCAGAGTTGACAGAAAGTAAGGCTAGTATTGAGGCAGATTTAGAAGCAGCTAATACTAAAGCAACAGAGCTTGAAACAAGTCTTGCTGCTAAAAACGAAGCATTCAATCGAGTGCAAGCTGGATTGGAAGATTTGAAGAAGGCTAAGAAAGAAAAAGATCGCAAAGAAGACATGGTTAAAGCTGGTCTTTCCCAAGAAGAAGTAGAAGCAAAATATGATGCTTTTGCTGATTTAAGCGATGAGCAATTCACTGCTGTTGTCGAAACTTTTGCTAATATGTACAAAGGGTACAATAAAGAAGAAGATAAAGACAAAGAAAAGGCAATGAAAGAGAAGGCTATGAAAGAAAAGGCTATGAAAGAAGCGAAAGCTGATGAAGAGTCCTCTGACGTAGATGTTGTAGAAGCTTCCGAAATTGTTGACGAAGTTGAAGATTCAGCAAATACTGCTGTTTCAAGTGATAACCAAGAAGACGAGATTTCAGCCACTAGAGCATCTTTGCAAGAGTGGGTCGAGAAGAACGTCATTAAATAAACAATTAAACTGATATAGATTATTAGGAGAAATAAAAATGGCACTTAAAGGTGATCGCGTAGAACACTTAACTGATATCTCTTTCTTCAAAAGCGATGCAGTTGCAGAGCGTGGACTTATTGTAGCTCACGCAACAGGTGGCTCTGGAGCCGCTATGGATGACTCTCTTGCTCAGGTTGATACCGTTACAGCAACAGGCGATTCAGCAGCGGGTCTTTTGCTTAATGACGTTGTTAATATTGATTTGACTCGTCAAAGTTATAACCCAATGAAAGATGAAATGCAGCTTGGCGGTAAAGTCACGTTGCTTCGTCGTGGAACAGTTGTAACAGATCAGATTTCTGGCACTCCGGTTGTCGGAGAAGCTGTACACTTTGAAGGTAATGGTCTTTTGACTACTTCAAGTCAGTTTGATAAGAGTCAACAGGTTGGTCGTTGGTTGGGTGTTCAAGACTCAGACGGCTACTGCAAAGTTGAAATTAACATCGTTTGATAAAAATATATAGGAGAAATAGAAATGAGTTTTGAATTTGACGAAAACATGGCTGGATTGCTCAAGCAATCTGGTTCAAGACATAAAGAAGAATCTCTTGCTGGTGTTGCTGAATTGGCAAAAGCACTTGAGACTCCACTTCGTAAAGGTATCATGAGTGGTGATATTCTTTCCGGTCTTTTTGAAGCAATAAATCTTGCACCCGGTGCTACCCCAGAATTTCCTTTGGATTTTCTTGCTCCCGGAACTGAGAAAGATTTTGTTGCTTATACTATCCCTAATCACGGTCGTATTCCTGAGCGTCATGTAGAAGGCGATTATGTCATGGTTCCTACCTATGATATTGGTGCTTCTATCGACTGGCTTTTGAAGTATGCTCGCGATGCACGTTGGGACGTAGTTGGTCGTGCAATGGAAGTCATGCGTTCACAGTTCACTAAGAAAATGAACGATGACGGTTGGCACACATTGATTTCAGCAGGCGTTGATCGTAACATCTTGATTTATGATGATGACGCAGCAGCTAGTACTTTCTCAAAGAGACTCGTTTCTCTTATGAAGCTTACCATGCGTAGAAATGGTGGCGGTAACTCTAGCTCAATCAACCGTGGCAAAATGACTGACCTCTTTATGAGTCCAGAAGGCATTGAGAACATTCGCAACTGGGGTGTAGATGAGGTTGATGACGTT